TCTTTGGTAAATTATCCGTTTTCATTCTGTCTATCTATTAATGCATAACTGACAACTACTTCTAGTTTGTTTGCAGTCTCTGCTTGAGCTTTTATAGCATCTCCTTCTTCTAAATTCAAGCCTTGTTCTGTTGCATTAATAGTGCTAGTTGCTGGTATATCCTTTCTAAAAAATTCTATATCTGTGCTTGCTGAACTGTCTCTAAGATCACAGTTTACGGTTACAGCTCCTGTGCTGTTGTTAGATATATACACAGACTTTACAATAGCCACTGCAGTGGTTGCTATATTTAAAATAGTAGTCATATTTGTAGTGCTTAATATGACACTAGCGTTTTTATAATTTATACTCATGATAAAAAATAATTAAATGTGTCCTGTTCGTTTTTTAAGTCTTGTTGAAAAGAAAAGTTTAATTGATTCTGTAGTGTAGTTAAAGATTCTAATATCTGTCTTTGATTTTCTACATCGTATTCTTCTTTTGGTTCAGGTATGTAGTTTGTTACTTTAGCCATTAGTCTCTAAAAAAACTCCTTTTCGCTTCTGAATACACATTACTTGAAGATTTTTTAGGCGCGCTAATTGTTCGACTAGGGATTTGTCCTCTTCCTCTATCATCTATTCTGTCTTGCGCTTGTTGTTTTACATTTCTAAAAGTAATAGTGGGTCCTCCTTGAGGATCACTTCGAATGTTTTTTTCAATAGCTTTTCTTACATCTGCTCTGTTTCTAAGACTACTGATACCCCTAGCTATATTAGCTATAGGTGAAAATCTCTGTAAAAACTCAAGTAGTTTAGCTATACCTGATCGTCTGTCTATTACCTCATCAGTTTCATCAGCTTCATTAGCTGATGGAAGAAATTGAAAGTTTGTTCCTTGATCGCTTGGTGTGTTTCGAGTAAAGCCTTGTGCGATATCTACAGGAGTTCCAAAAGGAATTGCTGCTGAAGATGCAGTTATACCTCGTTGAACATTTGTAGGAAATATACTTTGTATAGATCTAGGATCAAAAGGCACTCCCATAGGAAATATACTTTGAAAAGAGCTAGGATCAATACCCTGTGGATTTAAGTATTGTTGTAGTTCTGCTACGTCGTAGTATATTTTCATTATCTTCTACCGTCAGGTTGTGCGTCTAATCTTAGTGTGCCGTATCTCCAGCTTTCACCAAGAGAATCATTTTCTATCTTGATGGAAACCAATCTTCCTCTGGCTCGAGTATCTACCTTATCAGTTGTTGACGTAACTGTAAAGGGTCCAAGTGGAGAACTTACAGCCACATCGTCAGGATAAGCACTGACAAATAATGTTACTTTAGCGTTACCCGTTTGATATTTAAAATCAGGTATAAATCGTCTGACAGCCATAAAGAATTCACCATCTCCTCTGTAATCAGCAACACCTGTTTGTTGACCAAGAGCACTACGCCTTGATGTGATGTCCCAGTCACCTGATCTTATAAATGCAGGTATGGCTGTGGTTCCTGAACTATTAACCTGGTCAGTTCCTTCCTCATGTTCATAATAGATACTAGCACCATATTTATTTGTAATTCCTAATATATCAGGAAATACAGGTGTAGATGTATCCTCGTAATCTGTAGCATAGGGCGCATCAAATACACCCTGATCCTGATATGTTGTTCTATCTAAAGATGATGTGGTCCAAATATTTTCAGCATAATTATAGGTTACGCATCTGTCTATTTGGTCTGACCCTGCTTTTGGATAAAACCAATTTACTTCTGTGTATAGATTATTAGCTGCTGCAAAGACAACATCTCTGGAATTAAAGTTTAATCCTAGATTGTCTCCATCAGTTGTAAATACAAAATCTTCTACAAGTGATGGCAATGATTTTACTGTTCCGTCGAAAGCAAAAAAACCACCCTCTGCACCCATCCAGAAAACAACACCATTAATAAAAGCAGCTGCATGTTGACCTATACATCCACAGTTTGTACCAACCTGTCTGACACTAAATGTAAATGGTGGACCAACAAATTGAATAACGTAAGCAGCAAGATCAGTTATAACAAACACATAATCTTTACCTTGAAGCACTGCTCGTATTTCATTACCAGTATCTAATCTAAATGTACCTGCAGTGTTGGTTGCTGTTGGTGTGTATGTATTCAAATCTTCTTGATTAGAAAATCTTACAAACATCGGATCTTGTGTTGTAATATCACCAATTGTAGTTTCTGTTCCAAAATGAAATAAATGTCTGTCTCTATCAGAAACCAATGTAAATCTGCTGGCTGTAGGATTGTTACCGGTTGCAAAACCTGATGTGGTTAATGATGCTCTAATTGTTCTAGCATTTGATGCGCCTGCATTCCATGTAAATGTTTTACCATTAAATATGGTTGCAACCAATACCTGACCAAAGTTATCAAGACTCCAGTTTCCTGGATCTAGAATCACAGAACTTGTAGCCCTTGGCGTATTCCAAGTTGATGCTCCCCACGTAGATGTGCTCCAACCAAATCCGGTCGTTTGAGTTGTAGGTCCAACCTCTACATATGGATTAACAGTTACCGCTCCTGCAGCGGTCATACCAGAACCTGTTTCAACAGACGCAGCTTGAACTGTAAATTTATCTATATCAGGAACAGTTAGTATTTCATAAACTTTTTCTAAATCTGCAGCTGTGTAACCAGATGCTCCAGTGACAGTGACACTAGACAAAGTCACATATCGTCCCACAGCTAATCCATGTGAACCTTTATTAATAGTTATAGTGTTAGAGTTATTAACAGTTGTTAAAGTGCCCCCTGTTATAGCTGTGTCCAAAGGCGTGATATCAAAAAAATCATTACCATAATATAAAAATAAACCTTGAGAAGTACCAATAGCTGCATACTTTTCTCCAGCAAAACTTGAAAATGCAACTTGAGCTCTTGCCGCCCCTGGTAAAGTCTTTTGAGCAGATGTCAACTGTAGCCAACCACCTATCTTTTCAGGTAATCCATATCTAAATCTTACAAAATCACCATCAGTCCATTGACCTTCGGCTCCTGATTCTGTGTCTTGTTTGTTAAAACCGGACTTGAATTTTAATTTTTGTAGCATATAGTGTTTTATATATTAGTTTTAAAAATAATGAAAGTCACAAATGATCAGCTTATTGACCAAAAATAATAAGTTAAATGAAGTCAAAAATAGTTTAACAGTTACTTATCCCAGAACTGTAAATATAATACATGGGAATTATCCATATCCTCATATAATTCATAATTTTATATTAGATGTAAAAAATAATTTAGACCCTACTATGAAGAATTACACTAATGTAAAGGGAGGCATGACTGATTGGAATCATTATGTGGACAATGAAAATTTTAATGGTTTCATAGCTTTTTTAATAAATACTCATCAAACTACTCACCCCAAAATTTTTGAATATTTTTTAGAAAAAAATGTTGTTAGTAATGCTTGGGGAAATGAAATAAAACCAGGAGATAGTTTAGACTACCATACTCATCCCTGTGTGCATGGTATTTTATATCTAACAAAAGGATGTGATTTAATTTTCCCTGAATTAAATTTAAGGATAACCCCTGAACCAGGAGATTATTATATATTTCCCCCTGAAATATTACATGGTTTTGATATGTCTAATGAAAAAGAAAACAGATATAGTTTAATATTCAACATTATGGAAAAGAGTCATTTTGAATTTAATAAAAAAATAAAAGATAAAAATGAAAGAAAAAACAGTAAACATAACTAACTTTATTGGGGTCTATGATAATTACATTACAAAAGAAGATTGTAATAAAGCCATACAATTATATGAAAATCAAAATAAATTTAATCAAACTATTAATAGAATAGCTTTTGAAAATGCATCTGTTTTACAAAAACAAGACCAACAGTTTTTTGCAGCTAATAATAACATTGATGTTTGGTGGGAGTCATTAAAACCTATGATGTTAAATTTTGATTTAGCTTGGAATCATTATGTTAAAAATGTAGGAGCTAAAGAAGCTTATGATGGAATTCCTTTTCATTTTACTTCTTTAAAAATTCAAAAAACTTTGCCCACAGAAGGATATCATGTTTGGCACATTGAACATGGTAAAGGATTTGACAATGAGCCTAGAGCTTTTGTTTTTACCATATATTTAAATGACGTAGAAGAAGGCGGAGAGACAGAGTTCTTACATTTTTCAAAAAGAGTAAAACCTAAGACCGGTAGAATAGTTATTTGGCCAGCTGCTTTTCCATATCTTCATAGAGGTAATACACCTTTGTCGGGTGAAAAATATATTTTAACTTCTTGGATGATGTTACGATGAGTATGATGTGGGTCTAGCGCCTAATCTAGCAATCTTATCGGCTTCGCTTTCATCTTCGACATTGTCGTTATCCCAATTAGATTGTAATTGAGCTAAGTGAGCTGAGTCCCATCTAGTAACGAAATCTTGAAAGTCACCTAAATTTGCTTCTTCCCAAGTACAATGCGGGGTTTGATCTCTGTGTTCTACAGTATCGCTTGGTTCAAATGTTCCATACTGAATAGCCCAAATATTATTCCATTTAGCTAGTCCCCAAAAATCATTGTCTTCAATTACATATGAAGTGCCACCTGCATCACCAGATTGTTTGATAATCATTTTATCATCGAATACCACTGTCCATGTTGCGTTTGTTGCCATAATTTCTCCTACGTTTTTATAATATAAATAATTGTTAAAAAAGGTTGAACAACCGAAGTTGCAGTTCCACTAAAAGTTGCACTCATGTTGTGAGAGTGTCCTTGCCCTTGACCTGTACTGGTTGTAGTTGTGCTTCGAGCTCCTCCAGCATTAGATGAAGCAATCTGGTTTCCACCCGAAGTGGCCGCAGTTGTGGGTACACCGTGAGTGTGAGAAGCAAGTTGTGCTGCCGATAAAGTTGCGTTAGCTGTAGAACCTCCAACTGTTCCTTCAGCTGCCACTGTGTTTGCTCCACCAGTGGATGCTAAAGCTTTAGTTCCAGATTTTCCAACTGCCACATTATCTTGCAAATCAGGTAAGTTAAATGTTGATGCACCATCTCCAGCTCCATAAGTTGTGCCTATAATTGCAAATAGTGCAGAATAAGTTGATCTTGAAACAGCTGCACCATCACACTCTAAGAAACCTGTTGGCACTGAAGAAGAAGACCACGGCACAATAGTTGCTGTAGGAATTCCTTCGATACCTGTAAGGTTTGCTCCGTCGAAATCGTATCTTGTTGCTTCGTAATTTGACATATTCTATTTCTCCTTAAACGTCCACCCTGTTGTTGCATCTCCTGAAAAGACTAAACAAAAACCTGCACCTTGAGTATTAACAACAAGATCAGATGCTGCATTAGCTATATTAGATCCATTTCTTCCAACAGTCAATGCGTTACTATTAAAATCATAACCTTGGTCTACAAATGAGACTTCATCTCCCGTAGCAGGTGATGCTGGAAGCGTGATTGTTACACCTCCACCATTTGTATTTACCAAAAGTTGAGCACCAGCCTGAACTGTTTCGGCTGCTGAAACTACTCTCCAATTTCTTTGCTCAGATAATTTTACAATGTTTGTACCATCAGAATATAGTACATAGTTATTTCCTTCACATAAAAGGACACCTGTACCTGATGATGTTTTGAAAGTTAAAGTGTTTCCTGCATGGTCACATGCGTTTTGCACGTTATAAACTTTTTCAATTGAATCTGGAATAGATACTGTTCTATTAGCTGCTAAAGTTCCTGTTAATTTAATAACATCATTTTTACCATTTGATAAAGCACCATT